TCCTGAGTACCGCGACATCGCCCGGCCAGGGATCGGCATAGGCGCCCACGAAGGGCGCTGCGGTGTTCTGGGCATCCACAAGCCAGGGCAAATCCAGAAAGATCAGCAGCACGCGGCCCGGCTGTGCCACCGGTTGCGCCAGCCTGGGCGCGCGCACCGGCCCGCCATACCGGTCATAGATGGACGGATCGGTGCCGATGGCCTGCACGGCGCGCGAGGCGCCGTCATCGATGGCGGTCAGGCGCAGGCGATGGGAGCGCCCGGCGACGCTCAGCATCACCTCGTCACCCGCATCCAGCGCCAGCGCCGAGGGCGGCAGCGCAAAATGCGCGCTCTCGCGCATCACCCAGGCATCCTGCAGCAGTCGCGCGCCGATGCCGCCGGCCTGTTCCTGGTCCATCACCAGCGGCAGGCTGGAGGCAGCAACGCGGTTGGATGCGCCCGTCAGCCGCCGCGATTCCACGCTGGCCTGGGCATAATCATGATCGCCGTCGATGTAGGAGATGCGCGAGACCTGCGGCAGGTCGCTTTCCTGCGCCCGCACCAGCGAGACGGCGGCGCCGTCGTCAGGCAGCACCAGGGCGCCGGCATCGAACGGGGCGGGAGTGCTGCGCCCGCGCATGGAAAAGACGATTCTGCCCTCCCGCTCCACCGCGTCGAAGAAAAAGGCGGTAGCCAGTGGCGCGATCGCATCGCGCGGGCTGATGGTGCCTGTGACGGCAAAACCGGTGACGATGCCGTCCAGCGCCGTCACATCGCAGTCGATGAAACCCTCGCACAGGCCCTCCACCAGATCGGCCAGCGCCACCGCCCCCAGCCGGCCGTTCAGCCAGTGGCCGAAGGCGTAATTGCCGCAATCGCCCCAGACATCGCCGCGAGCCGGAAAGTAGGGATAGGGCCGGCTGTCCCAGCACCAGACATGGATGCGCGCCGCATCCACCATCGGCCCGCCATAGACCGCCGACACCGGATTGTTCGCCGCATCGTTCCAGAAGTCGAAATGCGCCTCCAGGAAGCGGCGCTGTACCAGGTCGTCGCGCGTAGCCGCCGAATAATAAGGTGTCGCGCTTTCGCTGGATTTCGGATCGTAGAAGACATTGGGCTGGTTGGCGCCCTTGTCGATGGCCGGACAGCCCAGCTCGGTGAACCAGATGGGCTTCATCTGCGGCACCCAGGCGGTGGCCACGGCGCTTTCGCTGCCGTCCGGCCGGTCATAATGGAGATTGCCCCACCAGCCCCACAGGTCCTTGGCCCGCCACAGCCAGGGTTTGCCCAGGCCGTCGCTGATGGGCGTGCGCCGCTGCGCGTCCCGGTCGGCGGCGCTGGCGTAATGGAAATCGTAATCCTCGCCGCCGCGGATATTGGCCTTCAGGTATGCGGGATCGTAAATCGACGGCGCGACCGCCGCGTCCAGATGGGCGGCCCCGTCGCGCCAGTCGGCCAGCGGCAGGTAATTGTCGATGCCGATGAAGTCGATATTGGCATCCGCCCACAGCGGATCGAGGTTGAACAGAAAGCCGCCCGCACCGGTCTGGTGGCCGGCATACTCGCTCCAGTCCGCGCCGTAGCCGATCTTCACATGCGGCCCCAGGATGGCGCGCACATCCGCCGCCAGTGCTTTCAGCGCCGCCACCGCGGGATAGCTGGTGTCGCCGTCCCGGACCTGGGTCAGCCCGCGCAGCTCCGATCCGATCAGGAAGGCATCGACCCCGCCGGCCGCCGCGCACAGATGGGCGTAATGCAGCACCATCCGCCGCCAGCCCCAGTCGTCACCGCCGTTCCATGTGACGGATGTGCCGCTGACGGTGAAGTCGTCTGCCGTCGCGCCGCCAAGGAAATTTTCGATCTGCGACGCCGCGGCCGCGGTGCGATCGGGCGAACCGGCCACCCCCGGCGCCGGGTCGCAGGTGATGCGCCCGCGCCAGGGGTAGACGGGCTGGCTGTCCGCGCCGGTATAGGGATCGTCCAGCGCATTGCCGTCCGCCACGTCCATGAACAGGAAGGGATTGAACAGCACCGACAGGCCCCGCGCCTTCAGCGCCGCGATCGCCGCCACCACGCTGGCATCGGACGGCGTGCCGCCATAGGCGGGCTTGCCGCCAACCTGGCTGACGACCCGCGCCCCTGCACGCGCGATGCCGTTCACCGACCAGATCTCGGGATAGGTGGTCTTGTTCGCCGTCTCGACGCAGGGGCGGATCGCAATCCGGTTTGCGCGCAGGTCGTCGCCGAACCAGCCCACCACCAGCGCCACACTGGAAAGATTGGGCGCCGCCGCGATCAGCTGGTCCAGCGATGCCTCCAGGTCCGGCACGGCGTCCGCGCCATGCACGTTCAGCGCCGTCGAGCGTCCCTCGCCGTCATCGCTGAACACCGCCTCATCGGCGTAGACGAACTCGCCCGCGCCGGGAATCAGCTGCACGCCGGACAGCCTGTTCTCCAGGCTGGACGGATTGTCATGGCCGATGCTGCGCAGGACCTCGAACTGAAGCTGGGGAATGCGGTTGCCGAATTCGGCCAGTGCCATGTCCTCGAACACGACATAGCAAAGGCCGCGAAAGGCCGGAACATCGCCGTCAATGTCGGCGATCAGCGGATCTACGTCCTGGTCCTCCGCGCCGTCATGGAAGCGCAGGGTATGGCGCGACAGGTCCAGCGGGTTGCCGTTGGCCCAGACCCGCCCCAACCGCGTCGCCTTTCCGGCGCACAGGCCAACCGCAAAAGAAATGGAATAGGTGTAGTCGGTCTCGCTGACGCTGACGGACGATCCGCCCTTGCCGCCGCCATGCGACGTCGTGGTGGTGGCGGTCTGCCGGTAGCGGCTGGCCCAGATCACCTGGCCGGCAAGCCGCAGGCGCCCGAAGATGCGGGGAATGGGAGTGCCTTCGGTCGAGGCCTGGATGCCGGTGTCGGTGAGACGCGGGCCGCTGCGGGTAATTTCGCGCCCCGGCGTCAGCGCCGCGTCGATGGCCGCGCCCGCGGCCGCGCCCAGGGCGCCGCCGATCTGCGCGCCGGATATGGTGGCGCCCAGAATGCTGAGACCGCCGAACAGCGAATCGCCCAGCGCCGAACCCACGACGCCCAGCAACAGCGAAGCCATGATGAACCTTCAGGATGGAATGCGGAAGACAAAAGCCAGGCGGCGGCGCCACAGCGGCGAGAAGCTTTCCTCGCGCACGCGTCGCCCCTGGCAGGCGTGAATCAAGGTCAGCGCGCCGCTTCTTTCGCCCACGATGCCGCAATGTCTGGCAGGGCCGCCTCTTCCCATGCGGAACAGTGCTACATCTGCCGGCGCTATCCCCGCGGGCGGTATCGCCCTCAGATGCCGCGCCAGCCCGTCGCGCAAGGTCTGGGCCGGCGATCCTTCCGCCCAGTCGGCCGTGTAAGCGGGCACGTCCTCGGGTTCTTCGCCATAGAGTTCGCGCCACACCCCGCGCAGCAGGCCCAGGCAGTCGCAGCCCACGCCTTTCAGGCTGGCCTGGTGCTGATAGGGCGTGCCGATCCAGCCGCGCGCCACCGTTACGATGTCAGTTGCCATAGCGGCTGCCGCCATCCATGGGCAGGCCGGCGGCGGGCGCGGCCAGTACCGAGTCGTTGCCGGGCATGAAGGGAAAGCCGCGAAAATTCACGGCGTTGGAAAACTTGCTCCTGCAGGTCGTGAACTGCTTGTCGCAGCCGGGCGTCACGGTGAACGCATCCCCCGCCGCCACCGGATCGCTCATCGCCTGCCACAGTTCGATGGTGACGATGCCGGCGGACACGGCATGGCGCTTGACCTCCATGGCGCGCCCGGCATTGGCGCCGCTGGTGAAGGCGAGCTTGCCGCCCGTGAACCAGCCACCCGTGAAACCGTCCAGCCCGCTCGCCGAGCAGCGCCGTGCGTCATAGGCCGTGGCGACCGTGCCATCGGCGGCGCTGATGGCGATGCCGCAGCGGCCATCGCCAAGATCGGCGTCGCACAGATGTCCGAACACCCGCCCGGCCGGCTGGTTCAGCGCCTGCGCCAGCCCGCGAATCTCCGCCTGGAACGTGCCGCCATTGCGCGTCACCTCGCCGAGGGTGCCGGACCGCATCAGCACGCGCTGGCCGGTGTCGGCCCAGTTGGTCCGCCAGATGCGGATCGCGGCATTGTCGTAAAGCCCCGCGGCCAGGTCGGCCTCGTTCAGTGTCGCCGACGACAGCGCACCGGTCAGGGTCAGATTGTCCACCGCCAGGCCCAGGCTGGATTCGATCTGGCTGGCGGTGAAGCCGCTGACCGCGCCGAAGGTCACACCATCGAAGCTGATATCGCGGTCGTGGTCGGTGAAGCCCTGCACCACGCCGTCGCGGCGGGTCAGTTGCCAGCACCAGCACAGGGTGGTGGCGCCGCCATCAAGGTGGGCCTGCATTCCATCGGGAAGCGTCTTCACAGCAGCACCTCGACCAGCGGGATCGAGGGAATTTCCCCCGCCGCGAAATTCGCCAGGTTGATGGACAGCACGTCGCTGTCGAACCGCACAGGGCAATCGAAGGCAAAGCCGGCCGTGACCGCCGCGCCGGATGCGGGCGCGCTATCGAATGTCACGATCCCGGTGGCGGCATCGCAAGCCCAGCCGGAAGAGGCCTCGCTGCCGTCCACCGCCACCCGCACCCCGCCGTCGACCGGCTTGGCGATGGTGCGCGTCCAGCTTCCCACGCCCGAGGCATAGGTCTTGGTGAGCTGAAACTGTGTCACGCTGCCGTCTCCGGTGCCGATATTCTGGTCCAGCGGGCTGATATCTGCCGCCGGGGCACAGCTTTTCCAATCACTGAAATCCTTGAAGCGAAAGCCGTAAAGACGCCCCATGCGCGCCTCAAAGAAGGCGATCAGGGCATGAATGTCGTCCAGGCTTTTCAGGCCCGAGCCGACATCGAAGCGGCGGCGCGATCCTGCCCAGGTGGCGTTGCGCTCCTCATGGCCGCTGCCCAGCGCGACGATCTCGGTTCGCCGCACCGGTCCGCCGGTGGAATGGAAGGCGATGGCCAGCGGAAAGCTGATTTCGTGGAAATTCATAGATTGCGATTCCCTTGCGCCACAGCTCGCGCCAGCATCGCCGCTACCTGGCTGCGCGATTTCAGGAAGCTCTGCGCGTCGGGCGTGTTGATGTTGACCGTCACGCTGGCGCCGCGCAGCGCCGCAGTGGGCGTGATGGCGCCGTCGCTGGGTGGCGTGAACAGCTCGGGCCCCTTTTCGCCCACCAGATAGGTCTGGCCCGCCGCCACCGGCCCGCCCGCCGCGCGCGCCCCCGCCACGGGCAGGATCGAGCCCACCACCGAGGAGACCAGATTCTCCACCGGCTTGACGATGAACTGGCTGACGGCGATGCGGTCGAAATCGGCCAGCACCGACGCCGTCAGGGCGGAGATCGACTGGCGGCCCGACAGCGCGGCCCGCGCAATGGTATTCGCCAC